CAAGTAGTCTTTGGTCAGAATGGGCAGAGAAATCAATTATATTAGATGAGGGAAGAAAAGCTATGTTTTCAAAACTTTTTCTTAAATATAAATTAGATACTAAAACTGTTGGAGAAGCAGAACATAAAGCAAGAACTGACCCTGAGTATAAAGAAATAATTAAAAGCTACGCCCATGCAGAAGCAAATCTTATAAAAGCAAAATTAATGTATAACAATTTAGATCGTTATTTATCTGTTAGACAAACAGAAGTAAAAAGAGATTTAACTCTAGCTGGAAAGCAAGAGGGATGACAAAATTCTTTATGTTGATATTGGCTCCTTGAACAGTTTAATTAAATTACATAAAGATAGACCCATCAGGGAGACTTGATGGGTCGCTAATGTTTTGTAATTTCTAATCCTGTAATATCAGTAGCTTCAGTAATTTTTTCTATTTTAAAATCGTAATCAACCAATTTAACATCTGGGTATTGATTAAAGTCTTTTAACAAAGATGTAAGTTTTGTTTTTTGTGGGTATGTATCTATAAATCTTAGACAAACAAAATGACCATAAGGTTCATACAAACTGTGTAAATGAAACTCTACTTCTATAATAACTGCATCGTTGGTCATTCATCATATTACTTCTTTTTGTTTCTGTTTAAAACTTTATCTGTCATCTTAGTAGAAAAAGTTGCAGTAAATACAATGATTACAAGATACCAAACACTATCAGGTAAATCATTTATAATTCTTACCCACTCCTCAAAATTGTCTCTAGTATCTTCAAACCAACCTGTTGATAGCATTGCAATCAACCATACCATCAATATCTCGTCTTTCCAGCTTTTATCTTGTGATTTAATTCTTTGAACATCAACCTCTTTACAAGCTTGAATTTCTGCTTCTCTTATAGTTTTTACTTTTTCTGCTTTATGTTTAAAATGATCTACTACTTTTCCAGCAACCATTTTAGTCAAAGGGTTTTTAAGTATTGAAAGCCACATATTATTCTCCTAATAATTCTTTTCCTAATTCTGCGTAATGTATAATTTTATCGTACTTTTCTTTTAGGCTTTCTCCCTTTTTATTTCTTACTGCATATTTAACAATATTTCCATCTACAAAGTTAAGCTTATTGGCTAATATAAATTTTAAAGGAGATATAGGTAATTTATAATGCTGACCCCCTATTTGTCTTTGAGTTGCCCTCTCTGTGGCTCTCTGTGGCTTTAAAGTAGCTTTCCGACCCATTTTCCTGTCTTATCTTTAATAAAAGGCTCAATTATAGGTAATCCATTATATATTACTGAACAGCCTATAATTGGTCTAGCTTTTTGTACTTTGTTATATCTAAATGCCAAACTTTTAGAGTCTATCATACAACCTACTTGAAGTCCAAAATACAAACCTAAACTATTGCCAAACCACCTGACACCCATAAGCGAATGATAATGTCCGGAAACACATGACATCCCCATGCTAGTAGCCAATTTGAGAATATCCGGTGTCTTGCCATGACAGAAATAAACTTTTCCTAAAGGTGTATCTATAACTAAATCATCATGCCACTTCCAACCCTTACCCACTTCTAAAAAATCATTATATTTTTTTATATATGCTCTTGGTATGCCATGTTTAAATGCTCGTCTAAAAACAAGGCTTCCATGATTAGAGTCTAATAAATCCATCTTAGGAAACATTTTTTCTAGTTCTTTTATTACCGGTATTGATAATTTTAACTCGTCTCCAGCACTAGGTAAATCAGGGTCGCTATCGTGAAATGACATAGCATGTTTATCTACTTCATCTCCAATATGAATAACCCTATCAGGTTTATATTTTTTTTTAAGTAATTTAAGAAAGTCCATTAACTCAGGCACATGGTAAGGAATATGTGTATCACTAATTATCAAAACAGACTTATAGATCATAAGTCTTAATACAACTATTTCGAGAGTAAGTAAAGTAATTGTCCTAAAACCAATAGACCGATTGCACCAAGAGAATATAAAATTCTATCAATGTCTTTTTTCATGTGATGTAAATGATTCTTAATTATTAAATCTATTTTTTGATTTACTAATTTAATTCTTCCATCAATCTCTACAAATTTTTCTTTAGTTGTTTTCATTATTTTCTTTTACGAATTTTTCTTCTTAAATCAAGATCATGTTTTCTTGACCCTCTGAGGAATGAGTTGACTCTGCCAAGCGACCAACTTTGCATTGATGTTCTTGGTCTACTGCCGCTGGAAAGATATGCCCCTTGCCCTCTCCTATAAACTTGTTTTAAGATACCAAGAGTTATATTTTTTCGAGTCTTAGCCTTTGCTCTAAGTATAGAAACAACTCTAGCAGATAAAGGTTTTCTTCTAATAGCCACTTCTCGCCCTCGCCCTAAACATTGATCTTGGTATTCTTTGTCCTCTTTTGTAAGCTTCAGACATAGCTTTTATCAAACTTGCTCTTTGTGATCTTGCACCACCTTTAAGACCTGATAAATACTTTTTAGGTAAATCAGTTTCTTTATCTTTTGGTACTTTTCTTCTTTTTCTTTTTTTTGACATTTCTTCTTCTTTTCCTAATTGGTCTTTTGTTTATCATCTCAGCTAAAGTAGCTGTTGTTGTAAATCCTCTCATTTACCTACACTCCTCATAGCCCTGTTGTGGGCAGTTTGAAAAGTAGCACCTTTTTTCATGGCTCTTGCCATTGATCTCATGTGTTTTAGGCTGTGATGCCTAGCATGATTCTTCATGGTCTTTTGTTGTCGAGGCTTTAGACCTTTGATAATGTTTGTTATAGATGCTACTTTAACCATTATCTTTTTCTTCTATTCATTTTTGGTTTCTTAGCTTTTTTCTTCTTTTTCTTCATTCCGCCATGAGAACCTTTTCCTGTATGATAAGGCATTTTATTTTCTCCTTTTAGTTTTTTTAGTTTGCTTTTGTTTCTTCAGTATAGCTTTTTGTAAAGCCATTGGAAGTTTCTTTTGTTTTGTCATTTTTTGCACCATCACTTGAAGCTATATTCTTTTTTTTGCCTGTTTTAAAGTCTGTTTCATACCAC